GACAATGTCCTTGATGATCTGGTCCGCTCCCGAGGAAACGACCTGACCGTCGAAGATAGCGTTGAAATCAGGCTCGACGCCCATTCTGTCGGCGCGAACCCGCTCGTCGCGGATTGCGTCCATTTCGTGAGTGTAGGGGCCACCATACTCAACGGTGTAAGCCATTACCCGACTCCTTCTAATTCCCAGTCTGAATCTGGGGCATTGTAGATTTGATAGATCGAGGATTCTTCGCCCTGCGGCTGAAGCCTCGCGCTGGGGGAATCGTAGTAAGGGTACGGGACATCTTTTACAGACTCAATGTTGTAGACGGATTTCGGCCCCGCGTCTTCCGGAGAATCGTCGAACTTCAAATCCGGCATGAGGGTCATGAAATACCGCAATGAGTCGGGAGCGTCGTCATCCTTCTTATGGATTGTTCCCTTGGGGGCATTCTCGAATTCCATCTTCTTGGATGCATAGGTGGCCCATCTGAGCCGCATCATCTGGTGTTCGAGAACTCGACAGTCCTTTGTGTACTGCCAATAGGGACGGCCCTGCTTGTCGGGCTTCATATACTGCTCGATCTTGATGAGGCCGATATTCACAGAATTAGGTCCCGCGGGGACGGAATCGACGCCGATATAAATACCGTGCCGTGCGTATTCCATGATCACAGAAGTCCCGGTGTGCTCCTTTGTCTGACGCATTGCCGGGTCACCTGTTCTGGTGAATACCTTTACCTTGTACTGCTCCCACAGGAAATTCTCGTATTCCTTGATCTGCTTCGCCCAATCCTCGATTGTCGTGAGAGGCTGAACCATTTCATGGAAAGTCGTAATATGTCCATCGGGTTCGACAGCGTGCCAGAGCCAAGCTGCTGGGTGTGCCCATCCCGTATCGAGAGAAGTAAATATACGCATTTGGGGCGTCGGGAAGAAATCAAGTGGTGCGGCATGGACTTCCGGATTAAAATTCTTGAAGACGCGCCCTCCCAATTGAACGAACGTCCCTTTTTCTCGGGCTGCCCTTTCCTGTGGGTCCAGACCAGCAAGGAATTCCTCTGCTGCGGCTTTGGAGATATGCGGATTGTCCAGCATGTCTGCCTGTACCACTTCATAGCGGGCGCACTCCCTTTCCAGCTTCTTTTCGACTACGGGGGCATAGATGTCCTCGTAAATCCAAGTGAGGCCATCGAGGGGCGTCATGGAAATCCACCAGTCGCCGTCCGTATCGACAAGGCGCGCCTTGCACTCATTGAAGATGTGCTTGGGCGGTTCCTCGTCGCAGGAAATGAAGTGGCGAGAAGTACCGGCGAATTTATCGAGGTCCTGATCGTATGACATGAACTCAATGAACGAATTATTGTTCAGAGTGAGCGTCTTGTGCTCTTTGTCATAGGACTTCTCCCATTCTCCGTCAATCAGGTATTTCTTCGGAAGCCACTGCTTGAACTGGGGAAGAATGATCTTGTCGAGTCCATTCAAGAAGTCAACACAGACAAGACGACCCCTCACGGGTTCATCTGGCATTTTCCGTGAGGGGTGCGTCTTTGTGAGCCACCAACAGCATTCCACGACATTAGCCGTCGTCTTTCCTGCTCGGTTTCCACCGATATACAGACGGCCTTTCTTCTTGGAATGGTGGAAGCGCTGCTGCTTCTTGTGGGGATCGTAGCGAGTGATATTCGGAAGATGCGCCGTCGTGGTGAGAGTTTCACCGAGATTCAGGAGCATATCTGAAAGCGACATATCTTTCTTGGCCATGTTTATGCCGTCGTCTGGTCTACAGCGCCAAGCTGGGTCAACGCAGCAATAATACTGGGCATTGCAGTGGCAGTCCCACGGGAGCCGGAAAGGGTCACCCCATCTAAGAGCAATACAGAATCAGAGCCATTGTGCGAATGTGACCCTGATGCTGCCTGATTGTTTCCGACTCCCAATGTGTGGTGATGTGCCCCCTGCTCTGAATCCGTGTCGTCGTAAAGATGGAACATCTTCACGGTCATTGGATCGGGCGACCCCATCTTGCCGGTATTTCCTCCGGCTGTTCCCTGAGAGCCAGTTGGATTCTGGCCGGGAGTAAATGGCATTGAAGGCTGCTGGCTCATTAGAACTGCGCCCCAACGTCAGTGATGGAAAGCTGAGCGGGAAATGTAGGTCCAGCCGCCACAATCCATGTGCCGCCGCCAGTCGGGTTGAATGTGCCCTTGATCTGGAGCGTGGTATCGGACGTGTACATGATTTCCCGCTCGGGAGCAAAACGCTGCGTCACATTCTGCCCGACCGCCTCAATGTTCCAGCCCATAAGCTCGGTAAGGTTTGTTGTCGCAGAACTCGAATCCGCCGTCGAACAGGACTGAATCTGAATGAGGCCCTGAATGTTCGCAACGTTGGTGCAGTAGATACCGCCAGTCCACTTCACAACATAGCGGCGATTGGCCTTGAACGTGAAGCTGGCAATATTCTGCACAACCTGCAATGCGGGGATATTCGGAGATGCCGCCGTGAGTTCATTGATGGCCTGAATCCCACGGGGCATCTTATTCACTTCAGTGATGATGGCGTCGTAGTTGTTGTTCGTCACGGTTACGGAATAGGCTTCGCCCGCCGCTGGCTCAATAATGGCGCTGGAAACACCAAGGGCCTTCGATGTGCTCAATTGATTTACCTCATACTAGGGCTCCAATGCTTTGTTACCCGAAAGTTGCAGCCGCTGTCCGATTCTTGCGAGAGTCGCAGGGTCCTTGACTTCATCCTCAATGATTTCAAGGAGAGTCGAGAATAGCTTCTTCGCGTCAAGCTGCTTGTTCCGGGCCGGATCATAGTGGCCTGTGAGGGCAAAGCCGAACTCAATAGCCTTCTGATCACCATTCGCCATTTTACGGGCGATCTGCATTTCGGCCAAGGGGATGCTGGTCTTTATGGCCCCATTTCCCAGCTTTTCCCAAGCCTGCTTGAATTCCGGATTCAATTGCCACGCCTGCAATTCTACCCAAGAAACGCCGACCCTTCGCATTCCTGCTGAAAGGGAAGTGGTAGAGGTAATATCAGTCAGTATTCCTAGGAATGCTATCTGCTTCGAAGAAAGCCCATCGTCCGCTTCCGCGAAAGAAATGCCGAGCTTCGCCATCTTATCGAGGTAATCCTCAGTCGCAAGGTATGCTTCGATGGCTTTAATATCGGGCGCGGGAACTCGCTGTTCGGCATCGAATGAGAATCCGAATTCGAACATAGTCGCCCGCTCGGGCCAGAGCTTGAAGATATTCTGTGCCGTGATCTTCCGATCAGTCAGGAGAAGAATACGGGAGAGCATGCACAATTGATTCCGGACTTCCCTCGACAATTCCGATACGAGTTTCGCCGCGTCCTCCAGAGCGATGTAGCTGACCGGCCTCTCCGGGAGTCCCTGCGAGGCTCTGGAGGCTCCCACAGGGGCCGTCTGGCCTGTCTCAGGGCTGGCATCGGGGCCGGTGTCGTCGGCAAGCTCGCCTCGCGTATATAAGGTGCGATCCGGCATCATTCTTTCAAGCACTTTCTAATAGTTCGTCCCTGCGGCATTCGTCGGTCCAATGAATGCGGCAGATGCGTCGATTTGTGTAGACGCTGTAGAAGTAATCTCTTGGCGGGCAATCACAGTGCCAATGGTCACAACAACCCTGTTGTGCTGCTACTTCCATGATTGGGCTTCTTTCCACTGGAACTCTTGGGAGAGTGTGAAACGGGAAGAGAAGCAAGGAAAGAAATTTTCCATCCCGGAACTCCGAGAAGCTCGAATCGCTCCTTGATAATCTGGGGGAGTTCCTTTGTCCTCCGCGATTCGAAGTGCTGAACAATGGCAGGATTGATCAGGAACATTCGTGCGAAGTCCATCTGAGATTCAGCGATGCTCCTGCGGAAGTCGATCCAGTTGGAATACCTCGTGAGGAATGATTCCTTCCATAGGCGGCGGTAATCAATGTCGTCGATAGAGGCAGGAACACTGATCAGAATGTGCTGCCATTGTTCCATGTCGTGCCGTCGCAGCAAGCAGGAATAGTCATGCTGGAATCGCTGAAGCTGGGAATTCCTTGCTCTCTCGTAAATCTTAGCCCAGTCAATGTCGTTGTCAATGGAGCGCATATAGCGTTCGATAGAAGGAGGCATCTCTTCAAAGAGAAGCTGCCTTGTCCTGTGGGCAACGGAATATCCGACACCTGCATTCTTGGCGAATTGGGTGATGGACAATGTGGGGTGTTCTTCGAGGAATATGCTGATTGGGTCCATGCTTGTAGTATAGGTCGTAGTATAGGTGTTGTCAATTTTTAAAATTGCCATCGTGAGAACCAAGAAAGAATGAACTGGCTGGAAATCTTCCCGACATGGTTCGGGCTTTTATGCTCAGGAATGGGCTGCTCAGAGGCAATTCTTTGACAAATCCCGCAGCCAATGATGGAGTGTGAATGTCAGATCAACCCAACCCGAAAGGCTGAATCCCATGCGCAACTTCGAAATCTTCTCGGCAATCCTTCCCGTCGAATCCATCGACCGCGCTCAGTTCCTCGACGATATGCCTGCACAGGTCATCCACGAGAATGGCCTCGGCCAATTCTGCCAGTACGAAGCCGAGTGCTACGCGACTCCCGAGCTTGAATCCACGTACTACAACACGCTTCTGAATGGCTTCAGCGAAGCTGTGATGATGGAATCAATCGTCACGCTGCGGGTTCCGCTCCACACGACTCCCGAGACCGGCGAGTATTTCTTCTACGCAATCTGCGAAGTCCAGAGCAATGGGAAGCATGTCTCCGAAGAAAGCGATCCTCACACGAGCTATGTCCAGTCAGGCCAGCACCACGGGAAGCACGCAATGATCCCGCTGACTCTCGCGAAGTCCTGAAAGAACAGGCTGAATGGCCCGGCGAAAGCCGGGCCATTTTCGTGTGCCCACTGACCAGTGCACAGCTATAAACTGGGTGGATTTTGGGCCGTGGCCGACCGGCTTTGTGTATGTGGCTGCCATTGTTGGCAAGAATGTTGCATTGATCTGTGAATTGCCGTAGTGTCTTTCTTGTCAGGCCAACCGGCCCGGCAAGTCACAGGGCCGAAAGATCGGCTCCCACAGAAAGAGGCTCACCATGTCTGCAAACATCTATGAGACGATGGCACAGGACGTTCTCGAAAGCGCTCGCAAGGACGCGCAGGAGCTCCACAACATTGTGAAGACGGTCCGTGGTGCGAAGGGCACGCCGGAGGACCGCAAGGCTTGGATCGCGAACTCCACCGAGGAGTCTGTTGTTGCCCGGCGCGAGAAGATTGCCGCCGCAAAAGCCCGGATCGCGGAACTCGAAGCGGAACTCGATGCCGAGGCCCTTGAAGCCCTCGTCGATCCGAATGTGGACATCGAGAAGCTTTCCAGCGAATTCAAGGACCGCCGCAAGGATGTCATCGAGACGCTTTCTGCGGCTCGCATTCTCCTGAAGAAGGCCGGCTTCGACAAGGAAGCTCTCACGGAGATCGATGACCTCCAGAACAACCTCCCGTCGAAGATCACCGGCCTTTCCACAGGCGGTGGACGCTCGCCCGAGGAGACCAAGCGCATCCGCGAATGGGCACAGGCCAATGGCCACGATGTGAATGCTCGGGGCCGCATTTCCGAGGACATCATCAAGGCCTACTTTGAAGCACAGGCCAGCTAATCCAAAACAAGAATCCCGGTCAATCGAAAGATTGGCCGGGATTTTTTATGCCCGAAATCAAATCCTGTGCCGCCTATAAACTGGGTGGATTTTGGGTCGGCGCTGACCGCATGTGAATAATTCAATGCTGAACAATGAATTCAAGTTGCCCGCTAATTCCTGACATGAGAATATATACGTGTTGGACAAACGGCATAAACAACAATGCTGCATCGGTGGGATTCCGGTCCAATAAAGCGAAATTGCTCCCGATTGGATTCGGTTGCTGAGAATGACGAGCGAATAAAGAGATTGGCTCTGATTCTCTTGAGTTTGAAAACAGAATAGTGGCCCCGAAGAATCATCATTCTCAAAGAATGCAGAATTCATGAGAATCTATGTAAGCACAAAGATTCTCAAACAATTCGGTTCCATTCTTTACATGTATGGAAAAGCAGGTGGCCCCACTACAGGAACTTGTTCCGTAGTAGTGGGGCCATTCCTGCCAACTTGGCAAGTATGGCAAAAACGCTGTGACGTGGGCAAACGCTGTACTGATCAGTAAGCTTGCCACATGCTTGCCAACGTAGCTTTCCACATATTTGCCACGTTCTTTCCACATTCTTTCCACTCTAGCTTTCCAAACATGGCAAACATGGCAACCAACATGTAAAGAACGCTACCGGCCAACAGACTTGTTGAACCCTGCCAATACATTTCCAAACGTGGAAAGTTACAGAGAATGCGGTGTAACAATCATTCATCAAACAATGCAGGTTGCTCTGTATTCTCTGCTGTGCTACAATAGCTATGCTAGCTGAAAGGATAAGCTCATGTATATGCAGCATGAAAAACACACAGCAAATCAGCGTTATTGTGTACGCGGAACATTTACCCGCAATGGTAAATTCCAATACATGGTGCGCCTATGGATCGTGGACGATTGGACTACGCTATTCAGCAAAGTCATCACATCAATCACGCCCGCCGATTCATATGAATTGATTGACGCAAAGCTTCGATCAATTCTTGACGAACATATCGAGCATCCGCAATTCAACTTCGGCATTGTCGATCTAGAAGTGAAGGAGTAATTCCTGTGGGAGCAACACACGTTATCCGACTCCGGACATTCAACGATCACGATATGAAAGAACAGACTCGCGATCTTGAATTGTCCTACTTCGATGTGAATGATCCGCTCTATTCATTCACACTCGATGGCATGATTCATGCGGTGATGAATGCGTCAAACAACCTCACCAGCTATGAATGGTATCGGCAATCAATGGGACGAAAGTTCATGCGCGATATCATGCGGTTGTTCTTTCGACTAGGCACAGTCGCGGACGATAGCGAAGAAGTGTGGACTACATTAGAACGCTTTCAATCCACAGGCGAGAACTTCGCTGTTCACGCTTGGAAGATCGAGATTGTCCCGGTCGATGAAGAAGAATCCACAGTCAACGCCGATTCATTCTGGAAGGATATCTGATGAGCAAGCTGATTGAATTCAAGCTTATGTACTACAAGCAGGACATGCTGTCACGAGCAATCGTCAACAACACTACATACGGAATGAATGGCAGCAAGATATGTGATGCTGTCTTCGAAGCGTATGAAGATGGTGAGATTGTCTTCACACAAAAGAACATCGATGAATTCAAACAGATGCTCGTCTATCTCGTGACACAATGGGAAGAAGCATATGTGCAGGGATGGCGCGCAGCAATGATGAATGCAGTATTCGATATTGCATTCAAGTTCACTGATGAGCTTGTCTCATTCAATGATCTGGTGCGCGAGTTTCGGGTGGAACTGCCGATCGATCCGCCATACAATCATTTCGTCGAACTACTGCCTGTGGGAGATTAATCATGAAAACTCGTGTCAAAGCCGAAGCAATCGACAAGAAGACTGGCGATTTCGTTTCGCTCATTGTTGAGAATGTTCCAGAGAAAGAATCTCTGCTGCATGTTCTCGCCAATCTCGTGCTTGAATACCCGCACTACAATTTCCAGTCCATCGCTCTGAATTCGGAGGATTAACATGTCACTCGATTATCGGCTCTCACAGGGAATGACCAACGACGACATCAAAGAAGAGGATTGGGATACATTCCAATCCATTGTCTTCGGCACAATGAACTTCGGCGCGCAGATCGATACGAAAGAACATGTCGATCTGTATTACCAGCGGGCATTGATGACATACGCGGCGCTCTATCAAATGAAGCCGCCGTACACTCTCGAAGAGCTTTCCCGCTATCAGGGAATGACAACGAATGCGTCGCGTGAAACAGACGCGGCATTCAAGAAGAAGCTCTGGAATCAGATGCTGGAAAACACAGCATTCCGCGTGAAGCAGGAACGGGAAATGGCAGAGAAAGCTGGGGCAGACAATGAGCTCTGAGGACGCACACAAATATGTGCAGAGGCAATTGGGCCGACTCGGAAATGTCCTCGACCCTGACTTCAAGGTCAAGTTCTCTGTGCATTCGGAGATAACCAATACTCCGACCAATTGGTTGAGCATGTCTCACCAAGAATCTCGCGCATTCGTTGATTTCCTGTGGCTGCTTTCTCATCCCGAGCACGGCGAAGAAGTAGCCGAGTACATGCAGAAGATCAGGATTGCCGCTGAGAAAGAACGATGGGTAACCGAACGGGAAGGCGAATGACAATGGCAAGCGCAGCCAATGATCCGAAGAAGGCAACGGTTCAATCAATTCAGGAATTGCTGAAGCCGGTTGATGTTGATTCATTCAACCTGCTGTCTTCAGTGAATGCCATCGCTGAATTGCCACAGGCAGTCGAAAGCGAGACGCCGATCTATGCGGCGCTTCTAAAAGAGAAGCTGGGTTGATCCACTTCACAATAGCCATCAATATCAGTGCCGCGTTCACGGTGCATTTCCACTTCACATATGTCGTGTCGGGTGGAGTTTGCATCGTGAGCGCGCACGGATGGCTACCGGACACAGAAATCAACATGCTGATTGAAAGGCTGTAACAATGGACACTGCAATCGCAATTGCGATTCTTTCTGATGCAATCGATGAGCGCAACGAGACAATCCATCGAGCTAAACATGAATACCACCACAATGCTCCGCTCTGTGTTGACTGCAAGTGGCAAGTCGATACGGCTGAAAGCGAAATCAAAGAACTCCAAGCTGCATTGGAAAAGCTCAATGGCTAGGAAACGCCAATTCGAGCCGAATCCGTATTACACTGATGATGTCGGGAGACGGCGAAAGCTGACTCCCGGCGCTCAGCATGAAGTCATGAGAATGTGGATGGCCGGTGAATCTGCCAGAATGATTGCAGATACATTCGGCATTTCCACTTCTCTGGTCCGGACAATCTGCTACCACACACGCAAGGGGAATAAGAGCTATGGCAAAGCACAGGGCTGAAACTCTCAGCGCATTCAAGAAGTTCCGTCTCAATGTCGAGCGCACGTTCTGGGAAAAGAATTCCGGACGTGTGCTGAAGTTCGAGAAGAATCTACAGCCTGTGGTTCGCTGGGTTGCAGGCATTCTGTTCTTCGGAATCATTTCATTCTTCATGCTCTGGAAAGCCTGAAAGGTAGAGTACAATGGCAAAGCACATCGATGGCGATTGGGAAACTGAATACGTCTACGTCGAGAATGTGGGCGAGGATCAGTACGAAATCTTCCGCAGTCCCGACGGTATTGGCCGTCTGTGGTACAGCACAGTCCAAGAGGCATTGGAAGACATGCCTGTGAATTCCAAGGTCATGCGACTCATCACGTATCATGGCGGATGGGATTTGCCCGACATCGAGGAAATGTCTGAGGACGAAATCACAGACATCGATGGCGCTGAAATCTGGACGCCTGAGAAATGGGCTGAGTTCTACCCACTGACAAACAAGAATGAAAGGCTGGACTGAGAATGGCAGGCCCAAGTATTTCAATCGGCACCTATAAGAAGGCGATGTCGAATGCGAATACCAACACAATCATTGCGCTGCTGAAGAACAGGCCAATGAGCGTGAGAGAAATACAGGAGGCCACAGGGCTTTCGCGGCCCACCGTTCAATCACGGGTATATGAGCATCCCGACATTCAGCTTGTTGAGGGATCATTCCCGAAGCGCTACTATGTCGGGGATTACACCGACACCACAATCGTCGGAGAACAAACTCGCGAGGCGAATCCAAAGTCTCAGGACCCAATGGTCAAGGCATTGCGTGAGATTGATCCGCCGATCTGTTTCTTCCCTGAGATTCCTGTGCAGAAGAAACAGGCTCTGCACAAGCACATCATGGAAGACACCAGCCACAATCCGTTGTATGTCATGTATCGATCCATCAAGGATTCGACGATGCTCGCACAATTCGAGCACAACCTGAAGACAATGTTCGATCTGGTCCAAGTGAGGAAAGAGTCCAATGAATTCAAGAAGTGAGTTTGACTGGCCCGATGTCCCCGTCAACAAAGGAATGCCGGATCGCCGTGCCATCGAAGAACTACGGCAGGAACTAGCAGAGAAAGAAGCTGAGAGAGTTGGCTGAGATAGACGACTGGTTCGACAATCTATTCGCCGACGACAAGCCAAAAGAAACTCCCACAGAAACAGTCAAGGAAATTCCTGTCAAGGAAACTCTCGACGAGGAAACGTGGGCACGGGTGGAAACTCAGGCCGAGCCTGAGCCTGTGAATGCAGAGCCGGAAGTCATTTCAGCGGTCGATGCGGCCAAGAAAGAGCTTGAAGCCGCAATCGAAGTTGAGAATGCCAAGAAGGCCGCAATGCAGGCTGCAAAAGAGCAGATGCTTGAAATGCAGAAGCTCTGGGAGCAGGCCAAGCGATTCTTTGATTCTGCGGCACAGGAATACAATCAGGCGGTGTACGGAAAGCATGACGCCGAACGCAAAGTCACAGAAGAAGAACACCGGAAAGCCGAAGCGGAGAAAGAAGCGCTTGTTCAGGCTCAACGGAAAGAGAAGTTCGCGCTATTCAAGCGGGAAATCGATGAACTCAATCCGGCGTGGCGTGGACGTGCGTTCGAGCACCAATGGGAAGGCGCTACAACCCTCGCTTTGCATGGTTCGGCATTGCTCGCAGACGGAATGGGTCTGGGGAAGACTCTTACCTCGATCATGTACTTGGATTTCGTCAAAGCGCAGCGGGTATTGGTTGTCACTCCGAATGACACCTGCGAGAATTACACGCTCGAACTCATGGAATGGGCACCGCACCGCTTTACATTCACCCTCGGAGAATCTACGAAGACTCAACGTGAGATTCTTATGAGGACTGTATTCAAGCGGCGTCGTGATGAGGGCAAGGATTTCGTCATGACGGTGAACTTCGAACAGCTTTACAACTGGGATTTCGTCCAGCAATTGCGTGAGCTTGGATTCGACACCATCATCATCGATGAGGCGCATTCATTCAAGAACAAGCGCGGCCTGCTATTCAAGGCTCTGGAATACCTGAAGTATTCCGAGGGAACGACGGTCGAGCGCATCCTGCCAATGACCGGTACATTCATCCTGAACAAGCCACAGGATATCTGGCCCGCGCTGTATCTTCTGGACCGTGACCAGTTCTATTCGGAGAATCAATTCCTCCAGAATTACTGCCACCAGTCCTACGATTACAAGTGGTCATTCCGTACCGGCGGTGTCACGTCCCTCATCAAGCGGCTCGGTGGCCGCATTGTTCAGCGCACTAAGGAAGAAGCTGGCATTGTTCTTCCGGCCATGCACATTCACGACGAGACATCTGTCCACCGTGATTCGTGCGAGGAATGCGCTCTGCAATTCCCGCTGGCATTCGTGGACAACTACAATGACCAGCGCCGAGTGATGAAGCAACTCGCAGAGCATTCGCAGATCATTCTCGATGCACAGCGCAAATCCGACCCGATCAATCAGCTTGCACTCATCACCAGAAACCGTCAGGCAATTGTCTGGCCTGCCGGTATCACAGTGTCGGGAACTCTTGCCAATGGCGAGCCGTACTCATTCTCTGTGGGCGATGAAGTTCAGGAGTCAATCAAGGTTGACTGGGTTGAATGGAAGATTCGCAGGCTGCGGGAACAGGGCAAGCGCGTTGTCGTTTTCTCCCAATTCAAGTCGGGAATTGCCGAGCTTGAACAGCGCCTATTCAATGAGCGCGTCGTCCGATATGACGGAGATACGCCCATGAATATCAAGTCGGAAGTCAAACATGATTTCGACAGAAAGCGTTTGGAGATTGTCGATGAAGACGGCAATGTGATCGACAAGAAGCCGACGAAATGGGACGTTGTCCTCTGCAATTTCAAGACCGGCGGTGTCGGCCTCAACTTCACCGATGCCACTGACATCATTCTTCTGGACGAAGAATGGAATCCCGGTAAGAATGAGCAGGCGTTTGCCCGTTGCTGGAGAATCGGCCAGCGTGAAGAAGTTAACATCTGGATTCCGCGAGTTAAGCGGACAATCGATATGTGGATGAAGGGCCTGAATGATGAGAAGCGTTCTCTCATTGATGGCTTCAATCTAGAAGTCGATCTGTCCAAGGACTTCGGCGGATTCCTTGACGAAATGCGAGGAATGCTGTGATGTGGGCTAGATGCAGACACCAGAAAGACGGCTACGATGCATATTGCATCTACCGCAAAGGACATAAAGGAAAGCACTGTCACAAGTCTGGTGATTGGTGGATGAGATTTGTGAGGACTGAAAAGTGAGTGTCAAGTTCCGGGGGCGCAAGGTTTTCCTTGCCTTGCGCCCCTTCATCTTCGAGCATGTTGATAATCAGCATGTGACCCTCGAATATCTCGGTGACGACATTGAGTGGAATTCGCTCGTCGAGCGTGCCAATCATTGGTCCGAGGTATTCGGCAACTTCGACCTTCCTGTGGAAGTAGCAGTGAATGGCTACGCGAACTGGATCGCGACAAACAACAAGGTCGATCGGTATTTCGATGTTGCCCTTGTCGAATTTCCGGGATTCCCGGCCACCAATTTCCTGAAGAACTGGCACATCACGCTCGGAATGGACACCAAGCCTATCAAGGCCCGTTCATTCAACCGGGAAGTCGATCAACACCACAGGGATTATGTGGGTCAATTGTGGATCGGCTACACCGACGAGAACGGTGGGAAATGCTGGGTCACATTTCACGGAATCCATACCCAACTCAACGACAACAAGAGAGCGGTTCCTCTTTAATGGCTGAATTCAAATGTTGGTATTGCGCTGGCGGGTATCCAGAGGAATTCTGCCTCTGGCCCGCCATATGCGGCCAAGATCAATCCGCTGCTGAAGAATCAATGCACATCGAAATACCGACCGGGGATGAGCCTGAAGAGAAAGTCTACAAGGATGCACGATCTACAGGGCGCAAAAGGGCGGCTCAACTCTATCCGATTGCAGTTGGGCAGGTATGCGAATGGGCATGGCACCGAAATTGCGGTGGAGGCGTTGTCCCTATTGTGGGTTGCACAGGCAGACCAGCCACGCATATCCATCACGGGCCGGACAAATCTACTCTCAATAATGAGAGAAGCAACATTTCGATCATCTGTAGCTTTTGTCACAACCGGTGGCACGCTGCCAATGATAGGTACTACGTCGAACCTCGCCCGGAGAATGGGGCTACGTGGCTACCTACGCTACAGGATTCTGATACTCCGGTGGGAACTCTGGCGGATATGGTCAAAGCCTCTAAGGAAGAAATCCTTCTAGAGGAACTGAAGATTCCGGAGAGAGGCAAGGACAAGAAATGACGATTTGACTTGCATTCTTAGCTATGCTACAATGATTATACTACGGAGGAATGATGCCCAAGGGACAAAAGAGAGTCCTTACTTCCCAAGAATTGGCCAAGCAGGAAGTACTCGAAGACATTCAAGATGCTCTGATTCTTCACAGTGCGACTTCTTGGCCGATCAAATATGTCGGAATCAAAGGCCGCTTCGACAAGACCATTATCGCAACAATGCAGGCAGTTGTCTTCAGCGATGACGACAAGAAAGTAGAGCGCAGGTTCTACCTCGAAATCTCGCTGAAGGAAACAAAGCCTTAGTAAGGAGGGTTGAGAAGTGAGCGATCATTACAAGGTCCCACAGAAAATCTCGCACTCGATGGGCGACGCTTATATGTCGTGCCAGAAGAGATTCGAGTATGCGCACCTGATGAATCTTGCGCCGGTGAATACTCCGAGCCAGCTTGCCCTTGGAATCTGGGGGCACAAAGTCTTCGAGCTATTCTTCGCTGCGATCAAAGCGGGTCACAGTGTAGAGGC